CAAGAATCACCACCCGACGGTCAAGCCGATAGGGGTCATGCGCTGGCTATGCAGGCTGGTAGGTGGGCAGCGCGGATCTGTGATTCTGGATCCCTTCATGGGCTCAGGGACTGCCGGATGTGCCGCCGCCCTGGAGGGGTTCGCTTATATTGGGATTGAGCGCGATCCAGACTACCACCGGATCGCACAAGCCAGGATCGGATACCACCACGGCGACCGGGCTGCTGAGCTGGTGACGGTCGAGACATGACAGCCGCCGCCCTGGCTCCTCTGCTCGGCCAGCTTGAGAGCCTACAGCAGCACCGCAAGGATCACCCGCTGGCCTATGCTCGACTGTGGGACCAGCCGCTGCCTCGCACGTCACAGCGCCGCGCCTTTCAGCAGCTGGGCGAGCTGGTGACCATCATTTCAGGCGGCAACAGATCGGGCAAGACCACAGCGGCCTCGATGTTCGCTGTGGCCTGCTGCATGGGTCGGTCGCACCCAGACGTGGCTCGATGGCTACAGATAAACCAGCTTGACCCCGAGAGCATACCCGACCGCGCCTGTACGGTCTGGGCCATCGCCCTGGACTCACCCGACGGCCGGGAGTACATGCGGCCCGCCGTGGACCAGTGGCTGCCGGTGGGCTCCAAGTGGCGCAACCGGGACGGCTACGGGCGCGCTGAGGTCCGCATACCTGGAGGGGGCCGCGTGATATTCCTGAGCGTGGCGGCTGGCCGGGAGTCCTTCCAGGGTTCGGCGGTTGACCTCTGCTGGTTCGACGAGGAGCCCGGTGACCAGGGCGTGGTCAACGAGTGCCTGATGCGCCTGGTGGACCGCCGTGGGCGGGTGCTGCTGAGCATGACCCCGCTGCGGGGGATGACCTGGCTCCACGATAGGTGGATCGCCAACCCGGCCGACGATGTGCGGGTGCACTACATCCACGGAGAGGACAACCCACACCTCCCAGCGGGGGCCTTGGCTCGGCTGCTCAGGCAGTACGGCCCACACGAGCGCGCCGCCCGTGCCCGTGGCGAGTGGACCACCCTGGAGGGCCGTGTCTATCAGGACTGGGCACGGCACCTGCACATCGTGGAACCACACCCGATCCCCGAAGACTGGCCGATCTATCTGGGGATGGACTTCGGCACCCGAGCACCGACGGCCGTGGTGGTCTGCGCCCTTGATCCGAAGGACGACCGGCTGTACCTGGTAGACGAATACTACAAGGCACAGGCCACGCTGAGCGACCACGCCAAGGCGATCCACGCGCTGATAGCCAAGTGGGGCGAGCCGGGGTGGATCGTGTGCGATCCCGAGGACCGAGGCGCCCGGCTATCGCTGGCGCGTGACCACGGCCTGACGAACGTGGCCGCCCGCAAGGGCAAGGGCAGCGTCCGCAATGGCATCAACGATCTATCGGAGCGCCTGGCGCCTGATGCCGAGGGCCGCCCAGGGCTCCAAGTGTTTAGCACCTGCACCAGCTTTGTACGTGAGATCGAGGGCTACGTCTGGGACGAGCGCGGCAGCGGTGAGGCCCGAGACCAGCCGAAGCCACGCCAGGCCGACCACCTGCTTGACGCCATGCGCTATCTCGTGACCAAGCTGGGCACGGCCGGCGGTTCGTTTGCTGTAGGCTGAGGCGATCTGTTCGTTTAGTTTGCGCGATCTGTTTGTTTACGCTAACGTCAGAACGTGGCCGACTCCTCTATTGCTTTGCGGGACACCTGGCTGACGCGGGTGCTCCGAGCCTTTAAGCTGGTGGAAGTGCGTCCAGACGGCAGCACCTCGCACATCGCAGGGGCTGACTTCGCAGACGGCAGGTCACGCGCTCCAGGCATGAGCGCGATTAACAGCATGAGCGCCCTGGCGGCGTTCCCATGGGTTCAGGCTGCGGTCTCAGCGGTGGCCGATGATCTGTCTATGTTGCCGATCAAGGTGATGCGGGGCCGTGGTGCTAACGCTGAGCCCGTCGATGACCACCCGGTGCTCGACCTGCTGGAGCAGCCCACGTCTCGCAACTCCGGTGTGATGCTCAGGCGCCAGCTTATCACCGACCTGGTGCTGACCGGTGACGCTTACCTACTGGTCGCCGGTAGTCCCGACCCCGCCGCCCTGATCCGTTTACACCCCGAGCGGGTGCGCATCGTGCCCTCCGCCGATGGCCAGGCCGCAGCATTCGACTACCAGGAGAGCGGCCGAACAGTTCGGTACAGCTTCGAGCAGGTGCTTCACATCCGCTCGACCAGCTGGGAGGATGGGCCGCAGGGCCTGTATGGCACCGGAGCGATCCGAGCCCTGGCCAACGATCTGACCACCGAGAAAAAAGCCGCCGACCTGGCCGCCAACAGCGCGGACACGGGCCGACCCACCGGCGTCTTCAGCCCGTCCGAAGAGGGCGACCGCTGGAACAAGCAGCAGGTATCTGTTTTGCGGGATGCCTTTGACCGCCAGATGAAGGGCACAGGCGGCGCCTTGTTCATGGGCGGACCTGTGAAGTATGAGGCTATTGGCTGGAGCCCCAGAGACATGGAATACCAGGCGACACGGGAGCTGGTGCGCGAGGCGGTGATAGCCTCCATCGGTGTGACGCCGACCCGGATCGGCCTGCCCTCGGCCAACTTCGCCACGGCTCGTGAACAGAACCGTATCTACTGGACGAGCCTCCAGGCCCGCGCCGCGCTGGTTGACTCAGCCCTGACCCGGCTGGCTCGGATGTTCCGAGGCTCTGAGACTGTCACAGTGACACACGACTTCAGCGCGGTGGAGGCACTGCAAGAGAGCAGGAGCGACCGCCAGGACCGGGTACAAGCCTGGTGGCTGATGGGGATCCCGCTCAGCGAGGCCGCCGCCCTGGAGGGCTTCGACAACATCACGCCAGCGCAGGATGTCGCCGCGCCAGTCGAGGAGCCGCCCAGCAAAGCGTTCTCGCCGCTGGCCAAGTGGCTGGTGCTCGACGGTGACGCCGGGATCCAGTCGGCGTTCTACGAGGCACCCCGCACCGAAGAGGGCCGCGCCGCCCTGTGGCGTTCGTACATCGAGAAGGTACACACCCCGCACGAGCGGCGGCTGACCCTCCAGATGAAGCGATACCTCAGAGGCTATGGGGCTCGCATCGCCAAGCGGATGGAGGAGCACCTGCCGACCGCAAAGGCTGGAGCGGCGCCAGTGGTCAAGCGCCTCGACGAGATCACCCTGGACAAGATCTTGGACGCCGCCACGGAGCGCGCCGAGGTGCTCGGCATATTCAGGCCGACCTTCCGCAAGATGCTGGGGGATGCCATCGACGGCACAGCCGCCCAGCTGCCGGTGGCCATCGCGTTCACCCCCGAGCGAATGAATGTGCTGGTCAATGAACAGATCGGCGACATGATCAAGAACACCACGAAGGCCACCCGCAAGACTGTCGGCGGCCTGATTCGCACCGGCTTGAGCGAGGGCCAGAGCATCGGCCAGATGCAGCGCACCTTGATCCAGTCGCCGGGCTTCAGCCCCGCACGAGCCCTGACTATCGCCCGCACCGAGACCACCCGCGCCGTCTCTGCCGGCAGCATCGAGGCGATGAAAGAGGCCAAGGCCCTGGGCGTCAGGCTTGAAAAGGAGTGGGTGAGCGCCCGCGACGGATCGGTGCGTGATTCGCACGTCGAGCTGGACGGTGAACGGGTCTCAGTCGGTGAACAGTTCCAGGGGCTCGGCGGCTCCGGCAATGGTCCGGGTGAGTTCGGAGTGCCCGAAGAGGACATAAACTGTAGGTGCGTCGCCGTGCCATTCGTGGAGGGTGTGAGCTGATGGCTATCTTTAAGACCTGGATGATGCGGACCGAGACCGCCGAGGACGGCACAACGCTGGTCACTGCGTCAACACCCGAGCCCGATCGCATGGGTGACGTGGTGGCGGCTGATTGGAACGTGGGCAGATACGAGGGGAACCCGATCATTGCCTGGGCTCACGATTACACCCTGCCGCCTGTTGGCCGTGCTGTGGGGCTCACCCTGGAGGGTGACACCCTGGTGGCCCGCATCAAGTGGGACGACAACGAGGCGAACCCGCTCGGCCAGACCGTGGCGCACCAGTTCCGTGAGGGCTTCTTGTCAGCGGTGTCTGTGGGCTTCGCACCCGGCAAGTCTACCGCACGCGCTGAACTACCCGAGGACCACCCCGCCGCCGGGCGTGCTGGGTTCTACTTTGAGCAGAACGAGCTGCTGGAGATCTCCGCCGTGCCGATCCCAGCGAACGCGGAGGCCCTGGCCATCCGTGCCAAGCAGTGGGGTCTGAGCCTGGAGGCTGAGCCAGAAGCACCCGCCGCGCCAGCTGAGGCCGCCCCTGTGGACTTCTGGGGCACTGGAGAGGGTGCTACCACCCTGGAGGCCGGTGGCGCCGCCTCAGAGGCAGTACAGACCGTTGTGCGGTCTACGCTGCTTGAGCTGCTCGGCTACGACCCCGAGGTCCAGGACGCGGTAGACGCCGCCCTAACCGATGACACCGAACAGATCCCCGCCGATGGCTGGGGCGACCTGTTCACCTATCAAGATTAACCCGGCTTAAACGCCAACATCTGGAGACATATCATGTCCGACATCACGACACGCGACGAGGCCCTCAAGGCCTTGCACGACATCAAGGCTGAGCAGAAGCGGCTCAGCGATTCTAACCGCGACCTCCGCGAGAACCTGGAGGCCAAGGCGGCCACCGTCAAGGAAGTGCAGCAGAAGCTCGCCGAGCTTGCCGCGCCGCAGGTGCAGACCGTCAGCGAGAAAGAGACCACCCTGCGGACCTACATCCGCCAGGATGGTAGCCTTGACGCTGCCGCGATGTGCTCCGACGAGGTGGATCGTGGTGACTGGCACGCCGACTTCAAGCGCCTTGTGGATGACCGCAACATGGTCAAGATGCTCAAGGCTGACGGCCGCACGCCCAAGATGGACGCCCGCGTGGCCCGTCACATGGAGAGCGCGCCCGATATCATCAAGCGTACCTTCAGCGATAGCGGAACGGTCGGCGCCGACTGGATCCCCGATGTGATGGTGCCCGAGCTGGCGAAGGCGGTCTACACGCCCAAGGCAGTTGAGCAACTGTTTGCCACGTGGGACATGCAATCGAAGAACCTTGAGATTCCATTCCAGACCCTGACCGTCAAGCCCTACCTCAAGAGCGCCGCCACCTATGGCACGATCACTGCTGACGATGACGAAGCGACCAAGATTAGCGTCGTGGCTTCCAGCATCGCCGCCCGTATCAGCGCCGACGAGGACGCCACCGAAGACGCCCTGATGGGTGCGCTCGCTGTGCTCCGTGACTCCGTGGCCGACTCCATCGCCTCTGGCGTCGAGGACGCAATAATCAACGGGGACATCGCCGCCAGCCACCAGGATCTGGGTGCTTCTGGTGTGCCGCAGGTCTGGGACATCCGTGGCCGCTGGGGCGGAACGACCGGAACCGCTGCGGACCACCGCCGCGCATGGCTTGGCCTTCGGGCTCACTCATTCGATGCGTCCAGTACGCTCGATGTGAGCGCACAGACCTACACGGCGTTGATGGCGCTGCGGGCTAAGCTCGACGGACCACAGGGTGCCGGTGGTGATCTGGCTCTGATTATCAGCCCCGAGGCGTATGTCACTTACCTGCACCCTGTGGTCCG